ACAAAAGTAAATGGCCGGGTGACGTTGCTAAGTCTGGTATTTTTTACTGTGTGCGTTTGCCCTTGCAGACTTACTAACACAGGCTCTATGCCCGTAACGTCACTGTAGTACTGTTGCGGGTTAAACGTCGGCGTAACGCTTGTTAGTGGTGCGCTACCTTGTTCTAGCCGCGCAACCGGTAGACTTTCACTGGGTGCTGAGAATATTAACGCCCCTTGCGAGGTACTACCTATTACTAAGTTGCGCTGTTTGGCTAGTTTGGCTAAGAACGTAAGAACTTTTTCTCCCTCACCTATCGCGACTATGTCGAACGCTGCGCCGGCGGATGCAGTAAACACCGCTAGTAAACCGAAAGGTCGCAGAATACTGGCCGCGATTACGGCTAATGTCTGGTTGCGCATCTCGTTTAAAGGGTATGCGCTGGACGGCATTGTGCAATCGTTAAGCACGCCCGGCAACGAGTAGCCGTCTACTTCGTCCGTTTGTCTGCTGGCAGTAACCGTTGGGTTGACACCTAGCATGGTGCCTGTGAACAATGGCGACCCTCCGACGGTAATGGCTACGGAGTCATACGAAAGGGGTTTAAATACGGGGGTCGTTGGTGCCGTTAGGGAAAAAGTGTCCATCTGGTCGACGGTGCGTGTGACGCTGACGGACTCCCAGTATTTGAACGCTTCGCCGCCAACTATCACGGCTAACTCGTCCGGGTTGTCTGCTTCCGTTCCGCTTGTTTGGTCTTTGGGTGCCGACGGTTGGTCGGGGATTACTAAAGTAGTACCTGGCGGTATTGGCTCCGAGATTGCGGGGTTAGCCCCTTGAATTAGCGGCCCGTCCGATACCCCGTATTTTTTTCGGGATATCTTCTCGAAAGTGTCGCCGGATATTGTGTTATATGTAGTAGGCAATTGTACGCCCCTTTGGGATGTCTAGTATTTCTGAGCCGCTTAGATTGTTGGAGCTGATAAAAAAGTCTAACTCGGAATCTACCGTCCCGTAAAGTTCGGCCACTAGTTCGATTAATCCTCTGTTTCTGTCCAGCACTATAGAACGCTCTTGTTTCAAGCTGAAAGACTGTGACACTATCATGCCGGCCGCTTCCGCTACTGCTTTTTGTAAAGCGTCGTAAAGCCCCCCCGTATCGGTTGACTGTCTTAATAGCGTGCCTATGTCGCTAGTTGATGCTGACGGGTTGCTGGTCTGGGATAACGACCGGAAGTTGTCATCACGCCACGTTGTTACTGTTTCTAATAGTGATAATAGGCCGTCTGCTGCAAGTATTGCGTCAGTTCTTGATTGAAACCCGGCTGTCGCTTGTGCGCCTGATCCTTGCGCCGGAGTGTTGACCGTTGCGACTACCGCCCCTACTACCGCCCCGCTGACAAATTGGTCGTTAGCGTGGAATGAGTTGGCGGCGTCGCTGTCGTTCCCTGCTGTCGCTGTGCCGCTGCTGCCAATTAGCTGGTTGGCTAAATTTTTATACGCGTCTAGCCTTGCGTTAATGTTAGTTAGCGCCCGTGCCGGTGCTTGCAACAGTAGTTGAGTTTGAAAAGCTAACGTTAACGGGTCGCGGATCAATATGTCTATACCGTCATTAATCGAGTCGTATATTGCATCGAATTGTTGGGCTACGTCGTCTTGGACGTCCGCTACTGCTTGCAGGCCTGATTGTGCGGCGGTCAACAAGTCTTTATACCCTGCCACTAGCGTCGATTGCTCTAGCGTAGTACTTAAACTTGTAACGCTTTCAAACTGTGCCGCACACCCTTCGTTATAACTTAGGACGCTGCCTAGCACCTCACTAGCCGGATCGAGTTGGGATATCGGGTATAATACCCCCGTAGTCTCCCAGAATGCTATCTCTATAACTGCTTGGTTTGCGCCGGTGATTAGGTCGTCCCGGCGTTTTATTTCGCCGAACGGTACTACCTGTACCGTTCCGTATACTGGGTGCTCGAGTGTGCCTTCGCCCGTTTCAGCTAGTGCGTCCTCTAACTCCGTGGCGGCTATGTCGTAATCATTGCCCCACAGGAACACACGGAAAGGATACCGCCTGCCTGCTGTGCCAAGGTCTTGTATATATGTTCCGTCCGCGTCGGGAAAGTCAAACGCGGCGGTTTTCTTAACCGTGGTGCGGCTAACGTTCTCAAAATCAAACGTTATCCGTACGCCACTGGGCGACGTATAAGCCGCATCTTTTAATCTTTCTTGCCACGCCATTATTTTAAAACCCGCCTGTTTGCATTAATTGTATGTTGCTGAGGTTTCCGACGCTTGGGAGCTCCGCGCGGCCTGTCTCGTCTTTGATTAATAGTTCGTTGGTCGTAGTGCTCCGGCTTTCTTCTATCGTCTTAGCTGTTCTGGCCTGCGGGCTGACTACTTGTGGACTCGGTGCGCTGTCGCCACTCTGTACTGGCGAGCCTGTCTTAATGTCAAGTACATTGTCTCCCGTGCCTCCGATGGTTGGCGTACCCCCCGCTACTTCTGGGGCTGGCGAGCCGGTATTAATGTCAGACATACCCCCAATAGTTGGCGTACCCCCCGCTACTTCTGGGGCTGGCGAGCCGGTCTTAATGTCTACTACATTGTCGGCCATGCCTCCGATGGTTGGCGTACCTCCCGCTACTTCTGGGGCTGACGAGTCGCCAAACTCAAAGCCGAAGAACTTGCCGACCGCCTGCGCTTTTGTAACTACCGAATCAATGCCGGATGTTATGTCCGCCCAAAGGCCGACAAAGAACTCTTTTACCGGGTCCCATGCTGTGACCAATAGCGCACCGGCGGCTATTAATAACCCTATGCCTGTGACAATAACCCCGATAGGGTTTAGTGATAGCGCGAGGCTGAAGGCCAATACCGCTATGCGTGCGGCGGCTAGTGCTTTAGGCAATGCGGTAACTAAGAGGGTAAACGCCGACATAGCAACGCCTGCAACCCCCACGATAAGATTAAACGCGCCCACGACTATGTTGAACGCGGTTAGCGCAACGCCAGCGGCCACTACTGCCACTTTAAAGGCTATGACGCTGGCAACTATTTTCATTATGGTCGCGCCGTGTTCCCCTATGAATGATATTGCGTCTCTCAGGTTGTTGAATCCGCGTTTGGCGCTTTCTATAAATTGTATGAAGCGTTTGGATATTAGTTCCCTGTTGCCCTTCACCCACTCCCTTGTACTCTTTGCCATGGCGGTGGCTCTTGTGATCATGTCCTTAATCGTAGGGGCTAGGACTCCGCCGAGTTCGGCAGCGGTTAGGCTTATGTTGTCTTTTAGTGTGGAGAACATGCCGCTAGTGGTTTTACTGGCTATTTCCATACCCTTGAAGAATATGCCGCCCTTATTTGTCATCTTCTCGAATGCTTGGGTTAACTGGGTTGTTGATATTTTGCCTGCGCTTATCATTTTAAAGAAAGCTGCGTCGACCTTAACCCCCATAACGTCGGCTAAATCGCCAAAAATAGGGACGCCTGCTTCCGCTATCATGTTTAATGATTCTAGGTCGACTTTGCCCTTGAGCATGGCTTTAGTAAAGCCCCTAGTAATTGAGTCTAGCTTCTGCGCGTTACCTCCGGCGGTATCACCGAGCATGCGCAAAGTTTTTACAGTATTATTTATATCGCCGTTCATTACGGGCAATAGCTGGTTAACTGAGTTGGCTAATGTTTCAAACTGGAACGGCGTACTTGCTGCGGTTTCGTTTATTGCGTCAACTGCTTCTTTAGCTTTTTTAGCGCCGCCAAGTAGCGGTGTGAATGCTGCCTGCGCGTCCTCCACTTTGGAGAACTCCCGCACTAGAAGCCCTATAGAAGTAGTGATAGCACCTACGCCGATTGTGCCGAAAGTGACGGCGGCGCTGGTACCTCTTTTCAAGCTGCTTGTGACGCTGTCAATGGTCTTGTTAACGCTGCGTAAACTGCGTGCAGAATTGCGGGAGAAACGCCCTACTGAGGTTTGCATCCTTTTAACTGGCGCCGTTACGCGGTCAATTGCTTTGAATACTGTTTCTACGCTAAAACGTCCCGCCATTTTCTATTACCCTTTAGGCTTTGAGTGCGCTTTTAGTTCAGGTCGTAAGCCGTCATAAAAAAAACGTATCTCTGATATTTTTAAATTTCTGACGTCCGGCAGACCTGAGTAGTCGCGG